AATCGAAATATTGCTAACAGAATTTTTAAGCAAGATTTAAGAGATATAGCTCGTTGTGAAGTATTACTTGTAGACATGAGAGATTTGCCAGGAATTAAAGGTCAAGGTACTGCTGCAGAAGTAATGTTTGCTCATATAAAAAATAAAGTAATTATTATGTGGGTAGCTCCAATAGATAATTTAAATCCTTTTATGGCAGCAATGGCAACAGAAGTTCATGAAACTTTAGCAGAAGCAGTGGAGGCTTGTATTGAACACGCAGGATGAAGACATTATAGAAGAATTTTATTACGAAATTGAAGTTAATGGTGGATTTTATGATTATTCTTCAAGCATAGATAAAGCCGAAGAAATAGCAGAAATGCTTATTAAAGAAAGTGATATAAGTTCTATAGATATTTGGCAAGTTAGTAAAAAATCACAACTAGTAAAAGCGTATGATGATGTACAAAATTAATGTAGCAAAGTATGATGGTCGTAACTGGAATGATACCGATAACTCTTATAGATTTTTCTTTCGAATTGAAGATGATGATCCTTTTCGTATTCAGAAAGTTGCAGAATTAATAAAACAACAATATCTGTACCCTGATTATAGTGTAACTTTTTATTATAGATCATCTAGGGATATAGAGACTGACTCAGATTTTATATACTGGAAAAAGGAAAAAGAAAATGGGATTTAGTCCACGAATGTATGAAATACATCTTTGGTTAAAAGATGAAGATGGTGATTGGTGGTGGGAACCTTATGGTGCAGGATATTATAGTTATGAGGAAGCAACAATATGGTATGATCGTTACAAAAATGGTGGACATACAGGTGTAAGAATTGTTGAAACTAAAATAGTAAAGGCATATGAAGATGGCATCGAATATACTTAATTTAACTACTTGTATGACAACAGCCTATAATCATACAAATAAAGATGACAAATATCGTGTTTACTGGGCACATGTTCCTCAAAATAGAGGTAAGCATCAAGGCTACATTGGAGTAACTAAACTTACCGAAATTGGTTTAGGTATGCGATATGGTATTGAAATACCCGAAGCACTTGATCCTAATAAGGTTAGATCTAAAAGGAGAGTTCATGATTTTATGAATAAATACTATGACTCAGTTATAATAGAAACTATTGCAGAAGATCTTACAAAAGAAGAAGCACTAAAATTAGAAAAAGAGTTAAGACCTTATGATAATAAGGGTAAACATTTCAGTAAATATAATTGGAATGAAAGAAAAGGTGGATAATGAAAATTGAAGTATATTATAATCTCCACCATAAAATATTTTCAATAAAGTCCCGACAAGGTGAAAATTACGGAAAAGTAATAAAACATTCACCTCGTGTAGTGGTTATATCACCTACGTTTGCAGTACAGCAAGCAGGACGAAGAAGAGTATTAGAAACAAAACAAAAGAATGTACACGCATTTGTTAGAGGTCATGACTTACTTGAATATATAATTCCAAATGGGAATAAAAGGTTAGTAACGTATGATCCTTATAAATACGAACATTTTGTATTTACAGATACAAAAGAAAGAATATATAGCGCAGATATGGCTATATTAAATAAGGTTAACAATAAACCAGTTATAGAGGTGTTCAATGGTAGGGGTGTCGCACGAAATACAGAAGAACTTTGTGATAGAACAGTTGAAAGGTACGCATGAGTTTGAAATAGAAATAATTGCAAGAGTAACTAATGGCGGTTCAAATTCTCCAGGCTCAGATGAACCTATCTGGAGTTGTTGTGATATACTAAGCATCTATAATCCTAGAAGAAATAAAGAAATTTCTAAAAAACTAAGTGATTATCTCATTATGCTTTACGGCGATTGGTTTGAGGAGGACATACTATATGGATCCTAATGATTGGCAAAGACTAGATGACAGCTTTGAAGAAAGAGCAGCTATATTAGAATACGATGCGGGGTTTACCCGTTATGAAGCAGAACAAAGAGCGGCTCAAGCTTATGGTTTTAACAATAAAGCAGAGTTTAAAGTACATATACAAAAACTAAAGGCAGGTAATATTGCAGTATAAAGTATACAGAAATAAAAACAACGATAAGACAGACTATACTGGGGATAATTGGCAACAGGCTATAGATTGTTGGTCTTATTGGACAGCTAATAAAATGACCCCTGTAATAAAGGTTCATGAATCAAATGATTCAAATAGTATATTGTTGTATGTAGCTAGTACACAACGATGCATACATGATTGGTCAACATATATTAATATGAACCGAATAGAAAGACGCATTGCTAAAGAAACTGGCTTGATTACTATATACCCAGAAGATGATTTAACAGATCGTACAGGAAACATGGAAAAACAGCCTGATTTAAATTATGAAAAAGAAATAGACTTTCATGGAAATTTCAATGATATGTCTAATAAAGAACAAGATGCAATCATCAACCCTAAACACTACAAAATGATTCCAAAAGAAGCTTACAATAAATTCCCTGATGGTTTAGAATATATAGATCTTATGGAATATATCCTTAAACAACATAAAGGTGTTGAAGCTCATCTATTAGGACATATATTTAAATATGCCATGAGAATAGGTAAAAAAGACGCTTCTTTGCAAGATGCTAAAAAGATTGAATGGTACGCTAATCGACTAGTAGAGGTAATCGATGACAAACAAAGAAATTCATAATAAACTAATGTTAATTAGTATAGCTATAGCTGCTAATGACGATTTAGAAGCTCAAAAAGCAGTTATGGAATTAATAGCTCATTTTAAATCTGATTATGACTTTGAAAAGAATGTTTCAAAAGTTTATGATCCAGATAAAGAATGGCCTGATTTTGTAGATGGAGCACCTATATGACTGAAGAAGAAGATATCTTTTTTCTAGAACAAGAAAAAGCACTAATTAAAGTTAAACCTGATATTGAACGGGCTTTAAACTGTATGGAAAGTGCTATGCATTGGTTGCATGAAACTGAACCATATCAATCAGAAGTTTTAGATAATATTTGTGGAGATCTGAAAGATCACATATACTCAATTAAGAGGTTGCTTAGTGATAAAAAAGTTTGAACAAGCTTATATAAGACGTATGGCTAGAATGTATAGAGAATATCACTTAGATATGTCTATACGCCAAGCTGTTCATAAAGCGTATGAAGCTTATGAGATATATAGAGAAGCAGAAGTGGATATCATGTATGATAAATCGAAACTTAAGTGAATTAGATGATTTAGAGTTTGATTTAGGTAACGGTAAATATTCTGAATTGGCAGATTCTTTACAGCATTGGTCTGAATTGTTTTATAATAAAACATTAGATGATGCTTACGGAGATTGTATTGCATATCTTATTTACAACATGTCAAAACAAATGAGGAAAGTTGATGAAACTAGTATTTGATATTGAGGCAGATAATCTTTTGCCTAAAATATCTAAGTTTCATTGTGCTGGAGCAATTGATGTCGGAACTGGTACTGAGTACTGGTTTCGGCCTCACCAGTTAAATGAATTCTTAGAATTGCTAGATAAAGCAGATACTATTATTGCTCATAATGCTTTGGGTTATGATGTTCCAGCTTTATATAAACTAACAGGCTGGCAATCCAAGGCGAGTGTTCAATGTACTAAAGTTATGTCGCAGGTTCTTAACTATCGTAGATTTGGATTTGGGCATTCTTTAAAACTTTGGGGTGAAAAGTTCGGAGATAATAAACTAGACTATACGGGTGGCTTTGAAGAGTTTAACGAAGAAATGTTTGTATATATGCAACAAGACGTTAGACTAACGGTTAAAGTTTATAAGTATTTGTGTAGAGAATTAGTGGATTATATTAAACGTGATAAGTCTAAATCTATTTTAAAAGCATTACGCTCTGAAATGGAAATGGATAGAATAATGGCAGAGCAGTGTGAGAACGGTTGGTTATTTGACAGGGAAACTGCAGAGAACCTTAAGCTTACTATTGACAACAAAATGACGGAAATATCAGCGTTTATTAATCCGTTGTTGCCAGCTAAGGCTGTAGTTGTAGATCCTGATACAACAATAGAACACGAACCAATTACAGGAAAACGCTATGCAACAGCAAAAAATCCAACTTACACGAAAGCAGGAAAACTCACTTCCCACATTATCAAGTGGTTTGGGCCTGACATGGGCAGCACTGTTAATGATTCCAAAATTTTGGGTTCTTACAGTAGGGTTGATTTTCATGTTGGTGATATTGGTAACACTGATACGGTTAAATCTTATTTGGGAACAATTGGTTGGAAACCAGACGAATGGAATTGGAAAAAAGTTAACGGAGAATTCATTAAAGTCTCTGCCAAGCTCTCAGACAGTTCCTTGGAAGGACTCGGAGATGTAGGTCAAGCATTAATGGAATATTATACCTTAAGATCTCGTAAGTCAATATTAGAGGGTTGGTTCCAATATCTAGACGACAATAGTAGATTACATGGTGATGTGTTTAATATTGGTACACCTACTTTTAGACAAACACATAAAATTATTGCTAACTTACCTTCAGGTAAAGCAACCCTTGGCCCTGAGTTTAGACGATTGTTTATTACTTCTGATGGTTATAAACTAGTTAGCGCTGATTCGGCTGCT